TTTGCTATTATTCCATACTAAGCAAAAACTTAGTAAAAAAATTGACAGTGGTGGATGTGTAGATGTATATTTAGGAAGTGAAACAACCCCAGTAAAAATACTATCACAAGGCGTTATCTTCCCCATATTATTAGAAGAAAGCATTCGAGGTTTATTGGAGCTATCAATCGCGCATGGTTTACCAAATGAACGTGCAAAAGCTGAATATATAACATCAAAGGCTGATTTTAAATTAGCAGAAATATGGGATCAACGATTAGGCATTCCATTATGGAAAAGGTTAAAAAATGTTTTTGAAGAGATAAATGAAAATCCACTTGATGTTGGTTTAAATTTTATTATGATGGAAATTTCTATGCTTAAACCATCTAATTTTAATCCAATAATGCAAGAAATTTTAGCTAACACAAATACAGGCAAAAAACTTGTTGCAAAATTATCTGAAAAGATTTACTATGAAAAAGAACAGGACGATTTCATTGATTACATACAAACTAAACAAAATGATGATGCATATCAATTAAACGATGATGAGTTTACGTCAGATGACTTAATCAATGATGATTTATGTTCAACAACAATATTAGATGAAGATGATTAATTTTTTATAGTTTAAATTTATATAACGACTTAGGCGCTTGAAATATAGTTCTAAGTCGTTTTTCTTTATATTTATTTATTATACAGAGTAAATGTAATTATGATTAATATGAGAGAAGAATATCGTAAATGTTTTCAAGATAAAACGGGGCGATATTTTATAGAAAATTATTTATCAACATTTAATGCAGATGTTGTTAAAGAAACACCATTCTTATTATTTCCACGACAATTAGCTTTTTTACGAAGTTTACAAGATAATCCAAACACTATTGCAATTAAGCACCGCCAGGCAGGTATAACAACCGTATCCGCAGGATGGGCAACATATAAATGTGTGTTTGCAGATAAGAAAGCACCTGAAACAATATTATGTATTGGTAATAAACTTGATACATCACAACAATTAATTGAAAAAATGGGTGCTTTTCTTGACCAAGTACCAAGATGGATGTGGGGTAGCGATTTTTATCACCCAGACCCTAAAAATGAAAAAAACACAACATCAATTTATGTGGCTCGTAATAAACAAAAATTGGAACTATTCAATGGTTGTAAAATTTATGCACGTTCAAGTGGTAAACATGCTGCCCGTGGTATTTCAGCTGTAAGTATTCTTATATTCGATGAGGCTGCGATGATTGAAAACGGGCCTGAGGTATATTCACAGGCTGTTGCATGTACGGCTACATTAGGTAATAAAGCACGTATCATTATGATTTCCACCCCTAAGGGTAAAGACCAACTTTATTATAAAACTTATGATAAAGCCTTAAAGGGTGAAAACAACTATACCCCAGTTGAATTTAAATGGTTTCAAGACCCTCGTTATAACCGTTACCTCGAATGGCATAAAAAGAATGAAGAAACGGGTGAGTTGGAAGTAATTAAAGAACCAACTATTGGTAATCGTGGTGAAGTTGAATATAACGAAGAAAAATGGAGGGCAAGAGAACGAGATGGGTGGAAGCCTGATTCTCCCTGGTATCAAACTATGTGTGCAACATTTAACCAAGACCAAATGCTTATTGACCAAGAGTTAAATGTATCTTTCTTAGGTTCTTCTGATAACGTAGTTCCTGTGGACACTATTGAAGCACAAAGAGACCAAAACACTATTGAGATAACAGAAGATTGGCCATATTCTGACCCAATGGTTAAAGAAACTTGGATTTGGAAACCACCAATTGAAGGACACCGTTATATACTTGGTTGTGATAACTCATCAGGTTCATCAGAAGACTCAACCGCGATACAAATTTTGGATATTGATGCAGTTGATGAAGAAACAGGCACACCGTATATTGATCAAGTGTTGGAATATAACGGAAAAATAACAGGTGAAATTGCAGGGGCAATTATTAACCAATATGGACGCACATATAATGATGCACTAGTTGTTGTTGAAGATATTGGTGGTTATGGTTCCGCAACAATACTAAGTTTATTGGGAATGAAATATCCAAATCTATATTATGATGACCCAGGACTTAAAACACCAACCGTTATGAAAAAATACGTTGATTATAAAGTTAGTAAAGATGGTAAATTACCTGGTTTCCACACAAGCAATGTTCGTTTCCAAATGATTTCAAAATTTGTTGAGTTATTGAAAAATAATGGGCTTAGAATACGCTCTAAACGAGTTATTAATGAGTTGGAAACTTGGGTCTTTAAAAATGGTAGACCCGACCACATGGATGGTTTCCATGATGACCTTCTTACTTGCCTTTCAATGATTGTTTATGTAATGGAATATTCAATACTCCGTAATGAACAAACAAAGAAAAAAGATACTGCAATTCTTGGTGCTTGGTTTATGAACAATAAGAAACCATCTGATACGTTTTCTCGTACCATGGAGGATGATTTGTTTGTATCACGTTCAACGCATACACAAATTAACCCATTTTCAACAAGACAACAAAAAAATGAAAAAGCGATGATTAACGCATGCATAATGTTAGGTGGCTTTAGCATTAGAAAAAATAAATAAATAAAACTATATTTATCTTAATAAAATAGCATCTAAGATGTCAGATCAAAAATTAACAGTATATCAAAAGTTACAAAAAGTGTTGGCAACGGGTAGTGTTCAAAGTTTAAATACCCCATCCAATTCTTACAATATAAATCAACAAGGTTCTTCAAATGACATTGTTGACATTGCTCGTAGCCCACAAGAGAAAGACTTTAAAATCTTACAAGCAAAGCAACAAAAACTTATGGCACGACAATGGTTTCGTGCCCAACAAGATATTAACAATCAATCTCTTGCAGGCCTTAATGATGTCCGATTAATGTATCGTGATGTAGATTTAATGGATTGTATGCCTGAAATTGGTACTGCAATGGACATTGTTGCAGAAGAAGCCAATTATATTGGTGAAAGTGGTGCGTTGATAAATATAACGTCAGGATCTGAACGTGTAAAAGGTATTCTTCAAGACTTATTTGTCAATCGTTTATCAATTAACACAACTTTACCAATGCTTACCCGTTCAATGATTAAATATGGAAACGCCTTTTGGTTATTACATACAGATGCACAAATGGGTGTGCTTGGTTGGAAAGAACTACCTGTTTATGAAATTGAACGTTATGAAAATGGAATGGATTGCCCTTACACAAATGGTTACACAATTCAGGGCAATAAAAGTGATGAAGACCATAGTGATGAAACACGTTTTGTGTGGGTGGGTCAGCGTCAAGCAACTGAGTACCGAAATTGGCAAATCGCCCACTTCCGTTTACTTTATGATTCAGCAATGTTACCATACGGTGTAAGTTTTTTACATAAAGCACGTAGACATTTCAGAATGCTTTCAATGATGGAAGATATGATGTTTATGTATCGTCTTGATCGTTCAATTGAAAGACGTGTATTTAAAATTAACGTTGGTGCAATTGATGAAGCTGACGTACCTGCATATGTTCAAGAAATCGCAAATAATTTCAAACGTACACCAATTGTAGACCCAATGACAGGTCAAATTGATATGCGTAAGAATATTATGAATCAGACAAACGATTATTTTATCCCTGTTCGTGAAGACGGTGCTGCAAGCCCGATTGAGAATCTTGCCGCAGGTCAGAACCTTACCGCAATGGACGACATTAAATATATACAGAATAAGATTGTTACAGCACTTCGTGTTCCAAAGTCATTTCTTAACTTTGAAGATGCAGCAGGTGATGGTAAAAATCTTTCTCTCCTCGATGTGCGTTTTATGCGTACTGTAAATAGAATACAACAAGCACTTTTATTGGAGTTAAATAAAATTGCAACAATCCATTTATTAATGCTTGGTTTTACCGATGATTTAACTAATTTCACTCTTGAAATGGTAAACCCATCATCACAAGCAGAAATGTTAGATTTGGAAAACCTTGCAAAGAAAGTAACAACTGCAAAAGATGCTGTGACAGACCCAGGTGGTGGTATGCCATTAACTTCTATGACTTGGGCTTGGAGGCATATATTTAAATGGTCAGATAAAGAAATACAGCAAAATCTTGAAGAATTACGTCTTGAAACTGCTCTTGCCGCTGAACTACAACAAACAATGCAGATTATTAAACGAACACACATATACGACCCCGTCGATAACATTTATGGAGAGCCAGGCGCTGATTATCAACAAGGTGGTGGTCAAGACGATGGTGATGACGGCGGACTTGGAGGCGGCGGTGGAGGCGGCGGCCTACCTATGGGTGGAGACATGGATTTCGGAGATGATATGGACATGGGTTCTGAAGGTGAAATGGATTTAGGTGATGCAGCTGCAGAAGATATGGACCTTGGCGGTGGTGAGCCACCTATGGGTGGAGACGAACCACAAGCCCCAAATCTTGGAGAAATGGTAACTAAGTCATTAAAGAAAAATACCATAACTGAATTAAAGAAACATAATGAACAACTTATTAAAGAAAGTAAACACCGACAAGATAATATAATGCAACGTTATATGAACACGATTTCTAACAATAAAACGACTGCGGTAACACAACAAAGTCAAATATATGATAAAGCTTTCTTTATGAATGAAGAACTTAATGATATGGTAAATAAACTTGCACACATAAAGCCAACAACTTTAAATGATTAAAGCTACTAAATTACAACATTATTAGTTTTATTAAAATAAAATATTTATCTATAAAGAATTGAATGTATATGAACGACGATAAAGATATGGAACTTCAAGACCAAGAAGAAATTGGTGGTGAAAAAACAGATAGCACTGAGGAAAATAAGGAAGACCCACAATATCGTGGAAAGGTATTAATGCAACGTGCTTTAAAACATCTTGAAGAAGGTAATTTAGAAGAATTTGAGACAAACCGTGCATTGGCTAATAAGTACTTTGATGAAATGAGTGCCGAAGAAGATAAATTAGATGCTCTTTATAATGAGAGCCGTAATTTTGGTATAATATATCAAGTTCTTGAATCTAATACAGCTAACTTACTTAAGTCACATAGTGGTCATAAGGCTTTACGCGAATTTGTAAAAACAATTAAGCAGGATAAGATTCTACACGAACAATTTAAAGCTTATAATAATCTTATGCCACATTATAGAGTCAATAATGTGGATGATTATATCAGTGAAGCATTGTCAATGATACCAACATTCAATAAGTCGGAAGTTAAGGAATCCAATGAAAAATTAATTAAATTATTCAAGAAAAATAATCTTGATGAAATGATTGACATTGACGATGATAAACTTGAATTGTTTGAGGCAATTGAATACGTTACAATGAACTCAAAAAAACTTGATAATATTGATGAATATATTTCAGCTAAAAATGTTATTAAAGAATCAATTGCTAAATTACCAATTAATGAAAATAAGGGTATGTCAATTAAAGATTATTCTAATGAAGTTGTATCAATTTCTGAAAATATGGGTAAAGACCTTAACTCAGCAGAAATAAAATTACTTAAAGAAGTATATGGCGAAAATGCCGAAGCATACTTCAATGAGTGTAAAGCAATAACATTAAAGAAATTAAATGAGATGATGTCAAATGAAAAAGATATGGAAACAAAGTCTCGTTTATCTCAAATATTTGAGAAAATTAATTCAAAAACATATAATAAGAAAAATATTGCGGTAGATGTATCTGAAATGATTGAGATACAGAATACCATTGATGATTAATGTTATGACAGTAGAAGAGAAACAAAAAATGATGGAAGAAATAATGCAAGTTGTTAATAAACACGTTGCATTGAGCGAAACCGACCAATTAGTTGAAGAAAAGCCAATCCCTAAACACACAAACAATTATGGTCGAGAATTTG